AAGGATAGTAATTGTAAAGTTCGCCATTGGAGCGATAGAAGTGTAATCGTTATTGCTTGGCACAATGTATGGATCAGCAGGAGTAACAATTACTGAGTTAGCAATAGGCGTGGCGGGTGGAAAGGCAAATACTGAATACTTGGTGTTATCGGCTAGAGCCGCTGCGATGCTAGATCGTAGAGTGGTTATCGCTGGCATCAGCCCACCATAGAACGAGGGTCAAGATATGGTGCAAGTAAGCCACGAACGCGAGCGATGAGCTGTGAAGACATTGCGTACATGCTGCCGATTGAACCGTCTGGGTTCATGCCATTGCCTGAGTTGGTCTGACGAGATGTCCAGATTGATACGCAGACCATAAGGCTGGCTTCCTGTACTGCTGGCTCGGTTGAATAATCTTTGTAAGTAGTTGCCGCAACCTGACCATAAGGGTAAATTGGGTGAAAAGTCTTAACGACATTAGCTGCATGAGTAGTTGTGATGTCAATGCTTTTTTCATTTACGGCATTGACTGTCTTTGATCCATTAAAGTTTGACCCGCAGCCTGTGACGGTTACTGTCTGTCCGACATAAAACACATCATTCACAAACTCGTTAAAGTATAAGACTCCTGCTGTACCGTCATTGGAGTGACCTGATACTGGAAGTACATTTTTCCATAGAAAGGGTAACAAGACATCATCAGCAGCATCGCAGACAGACTGAATCGTTGCGTCTGAATACAGACTGCCAACGCCAAGTGCTGCTTTTAATTCTGCGACTGTTGTTATGCTCATTATTATCCTTTCTAAAGACTTGGCGGGCTACAAGGGCTCCGGTAACCCGCCAAGCGACTTAGGTGTTACTTATTAAGCAACTTGTACTGCGCGGAACGCTGCTGGGTAGCGGTTAACTACTGCAACATATCCGTAGATGCCGATTTCAAGCTGTCCGTTTGAGACAACATTTGTGCGAATCTGAAGTGTTCCGGACTCGTGGAATCGCATCGCCATTGTTGGGTAAACAAGACCAACCTTGATGTTTGATGTTCCACCTGTGTAGTTAGGGTCAACAACAAGGTTGAGTCCTGCTACTGTGCCGTTTGTCGATCCCTGTGTGATGAGACCGTTAGCGTTCTGAGGTGCTGCTGCTGCGTATAGTGGGCGACCTGTTGAATCAACTTCACCAAGGAGACCTGCGAAGTCAACATTGTCGTTTCCACCTGATGTAGCAACCAAGAGGTTGTTAGGTGTCTGGCGCATTACGCCGAATGAATCTGCAATCGACTTAGCAAGTGCTTTGTAGATTGTTGTTGAAGATGAATCTGAAGAACCATCTGCCGCAATCTTTGCTGCGTACTGATCTGTCTTCTGAGCATAGCTAGCAGCCAACTCACGCAAATAAAGGTCTAAAAAGCTTGGGTCAGATCTATCAACGAGTTCGAGGTCGAGAATACCGGCACCGGCGAACTTGACAACTGTGTCTTCCTGAAAAGTTACTGTTGTGTCTGCTGATGCAAATTCTGCACCTTCAGCTGTTAGATCAACTGCTGCTTGTGTTCCGAGCTTAGGTGTAAAAATCTTCATGCCTGAAGCTGGAAGAGCTGCGCGCTCGATTGAATCAATGAATGGGCGTGATGAATCGATAATACCGATTACATCGCGTAGGTATGTAGGTGGAACCATACCTGTGTTCTCTGCGACTGTAGCAACCTGAAGTGCTGCTACGAGTTCACGTGCATCTGCGTCGCCGCGTGATGCGTTGAGTTGTGCCTTTGCGTATTCGCCGGCTGTGATGTTTAGGTTGAGGCGCGGTGTTGTGTACGCCATCGCTGTTACTGTAGGGCGAGCAGCTTCCACAGCCGCAGCTTCTACCGGTGTTGCTTCGACTGTTGTGTCTTCCACGACTGTCTCGCTTTCTGTTTGTGGGGTATCTTTCGATGGTTGTGATGCGATAATTTCAGCACCTACTGAAAGTCCCGTAATCAGACCTTCTTGCGCCATGATAAGGGCATCGTTGCCACCAGTTGAGCGGCTTAACTTGAATGTAGCGTAAATGCCATCTTTGCGAGTTTCAGCAGCAATCATGCGACCAATTGGCTTCTTAAGATCGTGTTGTGCTAACAACTTAATCTTTGATGGGTCTGCAATCTCAATTGAATTAGCTGCGAATGTGTAATCGCCAAGATTAGTATGACCAATCTCGCCAGTACCCATAGGCACAATCTTTCCTGTGATTTCGCGGCGTTCTTCGCTGCACTCGATTGAGGCTGCTTCCATATACAAGGTTTCCATTAGTTACCGTTCCCGTTAGGTGAGAGGTCTTCCATTTGCATTGCCTGTTCAGTTGTAATAAGACCTAGCGCAAGCATCTTCTCAAGTACGAGAAGTCGCTCCATAGGCTCTGTTCTCAAGAAGTTGTCATCTAGGGCAAACTTCACATAATGACCGTCTGTAGAGACATCGTTCATTGAAAGTCGTGCCTCGATTGCTGAAACGTATGGCTGAAGAGTAAAAGCAACCATTTGCTTTCTTTCATCTTGTACATTTGCGTAAGTCATAGTTTGGTTCATAGACGCACTTACATAGTAAGGATCTACGGAACAAAGGCGCGCACATTCTGTAGCTAGGTTCTGAATCGCATCGTTGTAGCCCATATCTTTAGGGCTAAAGCCGATTGTCTGATAATCGATAGTAGAAGTTAAGTATGCTGTGCCGTTATTCTGACGAGCGCGCTTCCAAGCTGCTAGAAGTCCGGAAACTTCTGCTGGTGGCAAATCCGCACCAGTATTTTTTAAGAAGCCAGTTGCAGATGGAGTTTGAAGGGCAATACTGGCAGAGGCTTGCGCATCGAGGGCAGCCTTGATAGTTGTGCCGCCAACTGCCAAGATTCCTTCATCTTTCTGGAAAGTAATAAGTGATCCAAGACCTGACATTGGCATAGGCTTGCCATCAAGGTAATACTCTGTGACATAGCTGTTTGTTGAATCAGTAACGAATGTAACGCGGCTGTTTGCTACCCACTCAGCGTTTGCCATTCTGTTGTCTTCGAGATATGTCTCGGTAATTTGCCAGTATGCAACGCCGTACATAAGGAGCGAATCTAAAGTAAAATATATTGTCTCAAAGCGTGGCTGGGCTTTAGATGGTTGCTCTACCCATCGAGGCGCACCAATCTTTTCACCAGTTGATTTCTTGTAATACTCAAGTGGGATAGAAGCAATGGTTCCGCAGATAAGATCGCGGCATCGCTTAATTGATGGAACCTGCAAAGCCTGTTGGCGAGTTACTAAAACCGGATAATAAGTACCGAAAGAAAGGTAAGAATCAGACATAACTCTTGGAGCTTCTTGAGCTTCAAGGATTTGTGGCTTACGCGAAAAGAAACCCATAGAGGTCAATTATACACTACATGTAGGTCATTCTGAGTAGATTGCCGCTATTTGTTGTGGTTTGTTTAGCATGTGTACAACCATCGCTGTTGAGATAGCGCCGGATACATCGCCAGCACTTTTGCGTTTAACAATTCGCCATGAAGAGTCATTGGTCTTAGCTGCGCAGTTGTTCATTTGCTGAATCCAGTTCTCTTGACCGGAATGAACTAAGCGGTGAGCATTAAGAGCATCATTTAGATCGGTACAGGCTTGGTAAAAGGCAGCACCGGATATATCGACAACCATCTGACCAGCGTTAGCAAGGCGGTCTGCTATTGATTGAGATGTGTACTTGTCAAAGCATATTTGGCGAGGTCTGTACAAGTCGGCGTGAGCCTTTATCTCCGCAGCAATCTTGAGATCATCGACTGAGACCTGACTTTCCCAAGTTTGGAGAATCCCCACTCCAATGCGACCGTCTGGGAGTATTTGCCCAGCAACCAGAGACGCATTGCGACGAGATGGAGACACATCAAAAGCAAAGACCGTATAACCGCCCGGTGGAATCGTAAGGGAAGCATCTGACGTATCTTCGAGGATTCCATGAGCCCAAGGGCTGGATAAAGAATCAATCCAAGAGCACAATAGTTCTGTTCTAGTATTTTCAATCGGGCTCGTCGCAACAGCTTCTTCAAGGGCTTCCTCACTTATCGTATAGCCAAGTGCTGGGTTTGCCATTGCCCAAGCTGCTCGGTCGGTTATCTTGCAATACTGCGGTGCTGAATACTCGTAATATCCAAAAGACTTAGGTGGGTTCTCTAAAGCTCGTTCTCGCATTCCATTAAGGACAACTGAGAAAGCGTCTCCTGCATTTGAGGTAAGAAGCGTCTGAGAATTTGGGCGAGCTCTAGTCGTAGGCACAGCGGCTCGAAATCCCTCTTCATTGATTTCTCGGAGCTCGTCAATAAAGAGAAAGTCGGCAGTTCTGCCTCGAGATCCATCTCTAGTTGCTGCAACAACATCAAGCCTTCTTCCGTCAAGCATTTCAATAGACTCTGTACCGTTGGCATACCTGATTTGTTTAACGAATCCTTTAAGGTGGTCATTGGTCTCCAATACTTGAGCGACTTGTCGAAAGGTGTCGAGTGCCATCGATCTATTAGATGACATGATAAGTACATTGCGGCTTTCCCACTTAAGTAGGTGAGCCAAGATGAGCATACGGGCTAAATGAGTCTTCCCGTTCTGTCTAGCAATCAATAGCAGGTTAGTCTTGCGAACCCAATTGCCGGATTTATCAACGGTGAGCATATCTTTGAGGACATACTCTTGCCACGGCAATAAAGGCATGCCGATTATCTCGCAGAGATCCTTTACATCTTGCAGCTTGTTCTTGCCCTTGAGAGGGATTGATTGAAGCCTTGGTTTGGTTGCCCCTCGTAGGGCTTTGGAGCGTTTGGCTGCCATCGGGTTAATTCTGGACTGGTCTGGCTGTAAACGGACTGTCTTGGTGAATCTCCGACCGTGTCGGGGAGAGATAGGCAGA